CATGTTGGCACTCTCAAGAATAGTACGATTGAGAGCTTCCAGATTGTACATACCGGGAGGTGCCTGCTGTGCAAGTTGCAATGCCATCTGGGAAATCATCAGTCGATGTGCGCTGGATGGTACATTCGGGTCACTGACCGGAATGATATCCACACGGCCATCAAAGTCTGATTTGAGGACTTTTCGGCTTTCGCCGGGAACATCGAATGGATATTCATCTGGCATATAATCATGATTGATTCTTGCGATAATCTGAAATTCATCTCTTTGAGCTTTATGTACTCTCTTGTGGATGGCGCTGAAAAACTTGCTTGAAGCTTCCAGAAGAGCCATTGTAGTTCCTACAGGACCGTAGGAAGACATGTCGGATATTACCTGCTCCGTACTATCGGCAAACTTCTGACCTGCCGTAGCAACCAACTGAAGCATATTGTAAAGTGTCTGAGAAGGTTCCTTGTAAGGCAACGTCATGATTGCCTTGGTGAGGTCCATACCAGTGGCTTCCACTTCTTTAAACTCACCGGGGGAAATCGGGTCGTTGTCTCCGACAATTCTTACACCCTTCGCTTTATATCCTCCCGGTAGATTGGCAAACTGACCAGCGTCCACGAGTGCTCGCATAGCAGCAGTTGCTGTCATTGTCAAGTTGCCAAGAAAATGAATAAGACCTAAACCATAGAAAGAAAATCCCGGTACAAAACGATAATGTACAAAATGCAGAATCTTTTCCCGTTTAGGGTCATCACGTTTATAATTTCTACGAATGGACAAAACTTTTCTGGACTGCTCTTCTACTGTAACTATGTAAGGAAGAGCAACTCCTTCAGCTTCTTCATCGTTAAATGGTGCAGGAAGTTCCAGATAACAATGCTGTTCAAGAAGTACATACTGAGGGTCATTATCTCCTGTGGGATTCAGACCCATAATAGTATCCATTTTACCAGTTATGGGAGTTTGCGTTGGGGCAGTAGCCTCCTCAAGCTCGACATCCAAATACATCTCCGATGCAATCTCACGAGCCAAGTCATTGGGAGTACGATAAATAACGTGTGTATAACGGTCAGCCTTTCTCAGGTCACTGGCATAGGAGGATATATAAAACTGGTCTATGGGAACGAATTCAGAGACAGGACGAGTCAAAGAAGCGTCATAGTAGACTTTCTTGAATGCGGAACCCATCAGTGGAAGATGGAACAGCATACGTTCAAATTCATCAAAGTATTCTGGCATCTGCTCTGTAAGCTGATAGTTCATGAAAAGCTGAACACGGTCAGCCTGTTCGTCCTTCTCAGGAGTGTACTTTCCTATGACCTGTGCCTTTACAGGCCCAGCTGGTGGAAAGAGTTCCTGTGAAGCCTTGGACTGGAACTTGACGGCAGACTCAATCAGCAACGGATGGACAGCACTACAGGCACCTTCAAATGGTTCCGAAGCATCCTGAAGCTTGAGACCAAGAAGGTCGAAACCACGCTCAAACATAGACTCCCATTCCTGACGAGAATCCTTGTCAGCCTGATAACGCTCAAAAACATCTGAGGCAATTTTCGTTAGAAGCTGCTCATCTATATCTTCTGCTATGTTTGTATACCAATCGGCTGCACCTGTGGAACCGCCTGTAATCATAGTTTCTTCATTAAAATTAACAACGACACTTCCATCAGTATTGACATCGAAAGAGACATGCTCTTCCGTAGCCGCTTCTGGCGGCGAGTGTCGAATAGGAACTATATTCGTTTCAGGAATAAGGTCGTTAGGGTTTCGTTCTATTGCCATTAGATTGCTCTCGCTTCATAGGGATAAGGGTTACGTTCTATCATACTACCGGATTTTTTCCAATATCTTTTGACCTTGGATTCCATGTACCTTCATTAAAAACAGACTTAATTTTTCTAGGGTTCCATACTCCTATAGTAATTCCCCATTCATCAGTTTCGTGTGGAGCACGAGTAGCACCAAACTCTACAGGATAATCTCTTCTTTCTATCATCTTAATACCGTCAAAGCCTTGATTTTTAATACGGCGAAGAACATCTTTTTTTTCTATTGGACTCCATCGGCCCTCTTTTAGTTGTTTATATTCCCGGAGTAAACTATAAGGATTCTCATCCCCATTCCTCGTTTTACTGTACTTCCATAAATCTTTATCAGATGCAATTCCTTTTGAATCATAAACATCCTCCCCATAAAGTCTTTCCATTTCTTCCATATCTTTACGGGTCCAATATTTACCTTTTGAATAATTACCTTGAAACATTATAGGAAGATGCTCACTATCTATTACATCTGGTAGTTCATTCCAGTATTTTTCTATTTCTGCTCGTGACATAGACTGTTGATTTTTAAAATAGTCTCCTTCTTTCAGAAGTGGTCGCAGAATGTCATCAACCATTCTCTTTGCACCATATTTAGTAAGGGCTATTCCCTGTCTTACTTCTGCTTTACTTGGTAAAACTAAGTGAGCGTGTTCTACTGGATTAAATAATTTTTGAACTGAAAGATAAGTAGGTAGTATACGTTGACTTTCGGGGTCAGGTATTAGATGAGCCACTTCAGGAAAAGCTCTTCTTTGTGCTTGAGCGTCCCGTCCCGGATTCCAATTTGATGCAAATCTAGGATTTAAACTAAAAAATGATAATCCCTCTTTGCCTCGTTTTTTATACATCTCTGGTGGTGGAAGATAACCGGGAGAACTTTTAAAACTTTCAAAAGTATATGGTGTTGAATGATAAGCTGGCAGAGGCAAACCTCCTTCATCTATAACCTCACTATTTTTAAACCAATTCTTAAATTCAGGCGTATTAATAGTAGAAGGATGTTTTATTTTTGTTGCACTTGCTCCTTTACCGGCTACACGAGCAGCTACTGAGGCTAATCCTGATAATGGCATCTTACGACATTCCTATAGGTCCAAGATTTTCCTGCGCTCGTCTAAGAGCAGCAGCTTCTTTCTGTGCAGTCATCGTCTGGCGATATTGCTGTAGCGCAGCATCCATATCTGCATCAGGCTGGTCAGCCAGTTCTGCTAATACCTGTGACTCTCCGCTACGTGCTGTGGGAATACCGAAGGATGCAGCATACAAAGGCCATCCTGCTGCCGTAGCTGCTCCACGCAACGCTATGCGGGAAAGGTCCCTCCCAGAAGGAAGTTGAGGTTTTGGCGAAGCAGTTCTGGTAATTCTTGGTTCTAATGTTCTTTTAGGCTCTACAGGTTTTTTGGGCTTTGTAGTTCTTTCAGGCTCTTCAGGTCTGGTCGTTCTTTCAGTCTTGGGTCCTTCAAGTTTTTTAGGTGCAGGTTTAGAAGGAAGAGCTTCTGGAAGAGGAGAACCAATAGGTAAAGTTTTTCCCGCTCCTGCGCTACGGGTTATTAAAGTTGTGCCTAAAGCTTTTTCTCGTTGTTTTAATATAGTATCTCTATAGTCTTTTTGCACATCTTGCCATGTTTTAAATTCAGTAGGTCTGCCTACTACATGTTGAGGACTCATTTGACGCCAAGGGTCTATAGTATTCTGTTTAGTAAAATCTGCTACAGTAGACGCTCTTGATGTAGAAGGTCCAAGTTTTCCCTGCTTTACCTGTGTTTTTCCTAAAGAATCTTTAAATGATATATCTCCTGATTCCATCTTATCTGTAACTTGCCGAAGCTGGTTCATAAGAATCTTCCAATATTTTTTCCCTAATTCCTTTGCTTCTGGAGAATCAAGAGTATGTTGTATTCCTTCAAAACCTCCCGGTACTCCCGGTGAGGAACCTAAAGTACTTCCTAGATACTCTATTATAAGCTTTTTAAGTCTTGTTTGTTCCTTATAAAGTTCTTCTAAATCAAAAGGAATTGCTTTAATAAGACCCTGAAGACCTTTACCGGGAATTTTAGGCGCACCAGCAGCAGCTGAACCACGCAGCATAAACTCCCTACGGGATAGCTCCGTTAGTTTTTTTAATTTATTTACAACGTCTGTCGCCATAATCTGCTAACTCATGTAAAATACAATAAACCAAAAGACTTCCTAAAAAGAGATGGAAGTACGTTATCTCTATCAAGTACTGGAACCAATAAAAGCTTCGACTGAATCTTCTTCATTCACAGCTATGCAGTAGGAATCAATTATTCGATAACCCTGTTGCTTATT